GGGGATTTTGATTAATTGATTAAGATAATCAATTTCCCATTCATAATGGGCAAATAGTTCATAATCATAATCGCCAGTAATATCCAAGAGATAATCGGCCGCCCGATTAATATATTCTGGCCTGATTTTCTCAAATCGCCAGCCATTATAATCCTGTGGATTAATTCCAATTTGACAAAATGTCAGTGTCACGGGTTTATCGGCAAATGAAGGCAAATTAAAAAGCATTTTAGTTCTCCAATTCAAAATATTCGGTTTTGATTATGCTAGGCACAGTATCATAATCACAATTTTCAAGTCCAGCTTCTTCCAATGTCAGAAACTCGGTTAAATCTTCCCACATCATTTGGTCAACCAAATCCATTATATTCTCCAATGAAAATCCTATTATATCACATTATAAAGCACCATGCGAACCCATCTGCATGTTTAATTATTAATCGCTACTGGATAACCGGAATCCTTCGCTGAGGCGTCATGCTTATAATGTGATATAATAGGGCTTTCGCCCTATTATATCAGATTGGCTTAGACATTGCCAATGCTTGGAAAATCTTTTCCAATGCCGTTTTATTGGCTTTTGTAAGACTTTCGATTTCACTTTCAGTCAATTTGAGAATCGCACCGATAGCGTCAGCGTGTGCATCCTTTTTGACTACTGGAGCGCCAGTTTTGCTAACGTAAGTTTTAGCTTTGTAAACTTTTTCACGGCTGAGTTTTGCAACCACCGACCGGACAGTTTTGCCCAAATTTTCGGCGATTGTTTCCACGGTGACACCAGCCTGATAATCGGCCACCATTTGAGCGGATTGTTCTGGAGTGTAGTTGACAGTTTTAGTGGTAGCCATTTTGATTTCCTTTTCAGTGTTGAAGATTCTATTATACCGGGTTTTTGAGCATTTTGCAAGAAAAAAGAAAATTTATTTTTCTTTTCCTGACCTGCCACCTGATCCGATCATCAGGTGGCATAGGGTCTATTATACACGGATTCCAGCGTTTTGGGCAAGTGGGCAAAAATAAATGTAAAAATATTTTTGCATACCTGGGTTTGCAGAAATTCCTAGAAACAAAAGTATTACAAAATTTTTGGCGCCCACACCTTATTGTAGCACAAAAACCCGTTGTTTTTTAATCCCCTACAAAAAATATGTTATTTAAATTTCTTGACACGGGCACAAATTGTGTGGTATAATTTGGCGCAGTTTTGAAAACAAAAGTATTCATTTTTGTTTGGAGTACTTTTGTTTTCAAAATGCCAAAAGCCCCATAATGGGGCTTGGATTATCTGTAAAGTATTTTCCAGATAATATAAAACATGGCTAAATATGATATTAAATGAATTAAATCAAGAATAACCAAAAGCAACAAATAAACAATTTCCATTTGATTATCTCCAGATAATCAGGGGTTATTAGCCCCTGATTTTATTTATTTTGCAACAAACCAGTTTTTGGTTTGAAAATCGCGCCATGAATATGGTTTGATATTATCTTTCCAATCACGTTTTTTGAGAATGGTTTTCAAAATAGGCAATTCAAAATCACGGGCATCTTCTAATGCGGTATGCGGTTCTTTGATAAACTCGCCATTAATAAAACCGCAAACGATTTCCGCATTAGTTTGAAATGTCATATTGCCATTTTGAGTAACCTTATTAAAAGCGTGATTATCAAGGGCAAATTGACGATATTGTTTTTTATTGCAGATATTGCCCACGGCGGCTTGCCACAAACAAAACTCTTGAGTAAAACCAGATAAATCAATTCCAGTATTAAGGCATTTTGATTTATCAAAAGCCAGATTATAGGCAGTCAATTGGGGATTATATTTGCCAATGGCTTGATTAATCCATTTATTAATGGCATTAACTGAAGCCACCATGCGAATGCCATTATCTAACATATTAACATAGTTGGATTTACGTTTTTCCAAACCCGCATAACCCCAAATATCGTTGGCTGCCTTATCGTGAAATAATTCGTGAGTGCCATAATGTCCAGCAACTAAAACAGCGCATTGATTATAAATTTTGCCTTCACGGTCAACAATAATCATTGCAAAATCGGCCACGGTATCGGCCATTGTGGTTTCGGTGTCAAGAATACAGAAAAATTGTTTTTTAGCCATTTGGTTCTCACATTACCGGATACTGCCGGAATTCGCAGATTGTAGCGTTTTGCTCCAATGAATTAATTATATCAGATTTTTGCGGAAAAACCAGAAAAACCCAAAATTATTTTAAAAAAAGTTGTTGTAAATTCCCAACAAGTTTGCCAAGAAAAATGTACCATTTAGTACACCCAATGCCTTGTCACGTTTACAAAAGGCTACAATCAGCCACGAAAGTGAACCAAAAGTAAACAAAACATATCCAATTTTAAACATTGCGCTTGCAACTGCAAACGAGCCCAAAATTGAAACAAAAGTACCAAACCAACTGAGAATATTAAGCATTTTTTGTGATTTCCATTTTGTGGTAGGGGTTAGCCTCAAGCCCATAGTTTACCATAATTTCACGCCATTTTTTGCCATGCCCACAAATTTTTTCTGATTCACCAAACAAATTCCAGTCAGCTTGATGAATAATCTCATGCGGAAGTATTACATCCATCATGATATTGAAGTATTCTGGGTTACTTTTGAAAAATTTGTAACCCATTTGTATGCGGTTTTCGCTTTGAAAGCATTTGCCAGCACAACGCCAAATGTAAGGGTTAAGTTCTACAACCGGCTCATTGTAGTGAACCAAAGGTGTATATAATTCACAAAGTGAATCCCAAATCATGCAAGTTTCCCGCCTGATGTGGTGTAAGAGTGCTTTTTTGTCCATGCTGAAATTATACCCCATAAAATCCCGATTTTTTGGCCCACACCCCCAAAAATAATTGTAACAGTTTTGGCAAACTGTTACAATTATTTTTGTTGTTTTTTGGGGAAACCCCTTGACACGGCCCAATATTATGTGGTATAATATTGGCGCAAAATTGCAAACCAAAGTATTCATTTTGGTTTGCAAACTCAAGTATTAAATTTTACGTTTTTGCCATAATTGAAACTCAAGTTTGAATATAATAATGGCAAAACCTTTCACCTCTGGATTAGTTGGTTTTCTATAACCAAACCATTTAGTAACCACGACAATATCAATATCCCAATTAATAATCCACAAAACTTTTACGATTATCATGGCCAATATTGATAATGGCCAAAAAACAGAAAGTATAACGGCAGCATCAATATCTTGGTAGGGTGTTCTGATGGCAAATGCTATCATCATGATAATCACGCCAGCCATATAAACAGTTAATTCAATCATTTTAATTCCTCGGGTTGAAATGCCATAATATCAGAATAAACGTCAACATATTTATGGCATCTGTTTAACAATTCTTTGTTTTCCAAATAATGCCATTCGTTTGTTTTATGGTTAAGGAAGTATTCTAACCCCTCAACCTCCACATATTCCCAAAATTCTTTTTCTGTCATTTTAGTGACCTTGTTTGCTTGGAACATAAACACCACGGATATTGAATCGGTCACAAACCGCTTTCAAATATGTAGTATTATCCTCATAGAATGTAAATTCAGCATTTTGAAATGGCTTCAAATTAAAAAACTTGGTTAATCCAGCGATTTTGAGTTTACCGCCTGAAGTAGTATCACCATCACAACGTGAGATAATATAATCGGGTTCACCCAAAATGTCACGAATAAACTGATTATCAGCCTCACGCAAAACTCGGGCAGTGGCAATAATCACAAAAGTATTTTCATCTTTTAAATCAGCCCGATATTGTGCGGCCAATGGCAAAAGTGAATCATCCATTGCACGATATTCATTTTCGCGCCAGTAGTTTAAATCAATACGTTCGCCATTTTCGTCAACGATTGTGCGATAACGGTGAAGACTGCAAACAATAGTACCATCCATGTCGTAAATCGAAACCTTGGTGATTTTAGCCATTTTGAACCTCTGTTCGTTGTTGATGTATCAATTATACCCGGCTTTTTGGGGTTTCAGCGGCTTTTTTCAATTATTTTGCAAATTAATTTGTAACAGGATTTTTTGATTGTTACAAATTAATTCCGGCTTTTTGCCCCAAAGTGTGCTATAATAGGGTGGTGGTAATGTGGGCCAAAAATTTGGCGCAAACTGCAAACCAAAGTATTACATTTGGTTTGCAAACCTAGGTATTAAATTTTACCCCAGGTTATCAATTCACGTTCCGCAGACAAAAGTATTCGTTTTTTGTCGGCCTCACCCTCACAGTTTGGATATTCTAATTCCTTTTCAAGTTTATTAAAGAATTCGATTAATTCCCGCATATTACGGGTTAATTGATATTCGGGTTTAATAGTAATCATTTCAGCATCCTGTCATCATTGCAAAATAATCTTCAAATTCTTGATCTGTCCAAACCCAGTTTGGGCAAGTATTCATTATTGTGTCATAATGAATACCGGACAAATTGTTGTAAATTAGGTGTTCTTGCATTGTGTTCATGATGTAATTATACCAGAAAAAAGCGGCTCAGTTGACTATATTTGATTTCGGTTAAATTTCCGAAGTCATCCATTACAAACACAAAACCGGGTTTTGTGGTCACAATGTAAAAAATTTGGTGGCAGTGTAGTGTGTTCATAGGTGTATTATATCACAGAAATGTAAATGTCAGAATAAAATTGTGCATTTAAATTTTTAAAAATAATGGCTGACCCTTCGGTGTAAAAAGCCGCCACGGCTTCAAAAGCCCCGCCTGATGTTTTTTGAGCCTTGACAATATACGTCATTGTGAACCTTTCAGTGTATAGGTCAATTATATCAGGGTATCAAGCATTGGATCATTGATTTTACCTATTGCACCCATTGAAAAAATAAATCGCAAAAAACTTGACACGGGCACAAATTGTGTGGTATAATTTGGCGCCCCAAATGAGTACCTGGGTTTGCAAAAGCATCTTAGAAACAAAAGTAGTACAAATTTCTGGCGCCAGCCTGCAAACCAAAGTATTCACCTTGGTTTGCAAACCTTAGTTTACATTGTCAAAAAGTCCACGGTATCTCGTGCAACATCTTCAAGGCATCGCCCATTTCGGCGAACGCTCATCATGCAACCATCAGCCCAACGCTCAAGGGCTACCAGTTCACCACGTTTGCGCTTGAATTCATCTTCAGGGCTACATTGTGCCACGGCAACCTGCACAAATTCCGAGTCCACACGCCCACAAGCAGGAGCAACAACCACAGTAGTACCAAAGACCTCATCTGTGAACATTTCACCATTTTGACCAGTCAAGACCTCTTTGAACAGTTTGCGATTCGTTTTTTCAGTTGCTGACAATTTCATCATTTTCTCCAGTTTAAAAATCAATTATAACACAGTTTTGAATGAGGGGCCAAAGCCCCTACGGTTTATCAGGTCTTTTCAGCCTTGATAAAATCAGCAATCATTTTGAGTGCTGTTTTGTTAGCTTTGGTTAACGATTCTGTATCGGCCTCTGACAAGCCCAAGGCTTCACCGATATAGTCGGCAACTGTATCTTTTTTGATTACAGCCTCACCAGTTTTGGAAACGTAGGTTTTAGCCACGTATACTTTTTCGCGTGACAGTTTGGCTACAATTGAGCGAACGGTTTTGCCCATTTCGTTTGCAATTGTTTCCACGGTGACACCTGCCTGATAATCGGCTACCATTTTGGCAGTTTGCTCGGGGGTGTAGTTGACAGCTTTAGTAGTCATTTCATTTCCTTTCAAGGTTTCATCACAAAAACAAAGTATAACACGAAAGGCAAGGCAATGCAAGCGGCAAATGCCAAACCATCAAAAAATTCTCGTTTACTCATACCAAACATCTCCAGTGATTACACCGTCAATTATAACATAGTATGCGGTCATGTAACCGATACGGGCTGAAAAATTGTTGTTGCCATGATCTGCAACACCGTAAGCCGTTGGGCTATGTTGCATGATCGCTTGGGTTGCTTCGGCCTTGGTTGTCATTTTGATCCTTTTTACTTATAAAAGTAGAATAAAAACTATACTACTTTTATAAGTAACCCTTTCGGGTTACTTTCACAGACTTTTGTGTTGCAGGACGGTGTAAGCCGAAAGGATGCTTTTAAGGTTGTTAGCACCCCGCACGGTTTTGTCAAAACCTATAACATTGTCACCCATAGGGCCTTTCACGGTTACTTTGAGCTTTTTGGCGGCCTTGGCACAATCATTCCAGTATGCCAGCATTTCACGGCTTGTCTTGATTTCTTCCAAGGTCAGTTGAAAGGTAACTTTAGAAAGGGTCAAAAAGTTGTCAATGGTAGCCATGATGTATCCTTTGCCCGCCCGTGCCAGCGACTTGCCAGCGACCCCGGGGAGCCTATCAGGTGGCCCGATCGCCTCCTGATGTATCAATTATACCGGGTTTTGACCTGATTTTTTGACCCGCGTGAAAATAAATTTTTCTTTTGTTACAATTAGTACCTGGGTTCACAAATTGATATGGGAAACAAAAGTACTCTTTTTGTAGCCGCAAGGCGACCTGGGTGTTCAAACTGATCTGAAAACAAAAGTACTCATACCGGGGGCGGTTTGAAGACTAGAGTACTCACCTAAGCCACGCCGCCCACCCACACGGCCTATCAATGAAAATAACTCAAAAAACTTTGGGTGCCACTACCCCACACAAACTGCACAAACCTTACCAAACCCCACCAAAAAACACCACTTGCCACACACACTGCCCCCATGCTATAATCACCCCAAAGGATCACACTATGCAACAAAACCTACCTGCAGAAACCCTACAAATTGCACCCGAAGCACTGGAAGTAGCCAATTGCTACCTACAACTGCAAGACGCACGCCGTGTTGCAGACGAACTAGACTTACCAGTCACACTGGTCACCGAAATCTTAGCCCGCCGCGAGGTAAAGTCGTATGTTGACCATGTTTTCATGGACACCGGTTTCAACAACCGTTTTGAAATGCGCGCGGCCATGGATGCCTTAATTAAAAAGAAGTTTCAGGAGATGCATGAGGCCGATGTAGGGTCAACCAAAGATATCACTGAGCTGCTGGCACTGTCACATAAAATGAGCATGGACTTATTAGACCGTGAAATTCAGCTGGCCAAAGCACAACAGTCTATTCAACCGCAAAAGCAAGTCAACGTGCAAATCAATGATGATGGCACCAAGTACTCTAGCCTTATTTCGCGACTTATTAGTGGAGACGGGGTTTAATGTTAACTATCAGCCGAAGTGACGTTAACTGTGATGAAATCACCGAGTTTGATGCTGCAACCCGATTTATCAAGCTGCCAATCACCAACTACCTAAAGTTGTTGGGCATTTACGAGTCTATCAACCGACCCCAAATCGCACTAATCAACGCAGTCAACGACCCCAAGTACCGTTTTGTTTGCGCTGCACTAGCTCGTCGACTTGGCAAAACCTACATAGCCAACGTGGTCGGGCAACTGGTCTCACTAGTACCAGGCTGCAACGTCCTAATCATGTCGCCCAACTATAACTTATCGGGTATTAGTTTTGAACTACAACGCAAACTAATCAAGCACTTTGACCTAGAAGTCTCGCGTGACAACTTAAAGGACAAAATCATTGAACTCTCAAATGGTTCAACTATTCGTATGGGCAGTTTGTCTACTGTCGATAGTTGTGTGGGTCGTAGCTACGATCTTATTATATTCGACGAAGCAGCGCTTGGATCGGACGGAGAAGCCGCCTTTAACGTCGCACTCCGACCAACCTTAGACAAGCCCAATTCAAAAGCAATTTTTATTAGCACACCTCGTGGTCGCAACAACTGGTTTAGTCAGTTTTGGAATCGTGGCTTTAGTGATAATTTTCCGGAATGGGTATCGCTGCAAGCAGACTATTCGGAGAATAGTCGCATGGCTGAGTCGGACGTGGCCGAAGCTCGCAAGTCAATGTCGCGTGCTGAATTTGAGCAAGAATACTTGGCATCGTTTACTGTGTTTGAGGGTCAGATTTATAGCCTAGCTGAAACGGACATTTGTGAACCTCCTGAGGGTTTGCGCGGCGAAGCCATTGCTGGATGTGACCCTGGATACCGTGACTTTACAGCGTTTGTGGTAATCATCTATGACGAGGTTACCGACTGCTTTTGGATTGTTGACGAGTACTTGGAAAACGAAGCCACCACAGAACAGCATGCAGAGCGGTTCTTGAACTTAATGTCACGTTGGGGTGTTGAAACAGTGTTTATTGACTCGGCAGCAGCACAGTTTGCCAGTGACCTGGCTTACATTTACGACGTGGCCTCAACCAAAGCCAAAAAAGACGTCTTACCAGGTATTGCATATGTGCAAACCATTGTAGCTCAAAACCGCTTAAAAGTATCACCACACTGCACACATTGCTTAGCCGTGTTTGATCAGTACCGCTGGGATACCAAAGAGGGTTTACAAAAAGAGCGTCCCAAGCATGATGATTACTCGCACATGGCTGATGCTATTCGTTATGCGCTTTACACGTACACTTTGTAATTAAAAAGTCGGTCCCACCATCCAAGTTTGCTAAGTCTGACGAGTTCAGCTTTTCTGGTTAGCATGCGGTTTTTGAATTCGTTGGCTAGTGCAACTGCATCCAAGTAATCTTGGTTGATTATATAACCATTGGCCTTGTAGTCTTCTAGGGCTTCTTCGGCCTCAGTTTGGGCTTGCTGTGCTTTGCTAACCCGGTCTTGGCTTGAGTGAATCATTTCAAGATGTTCAAAAGTACTGGCATGTAATAGCTCTCTGCTTTTGTTGATTAAGATCGCTACATGATCCGTAAGGTCACAGTCTGGATATGTTGTGTTAAGCATATCTGGGCCTTTGAACTGCTCAATTAATAGTTCTTCAAGAATATCGATGTGATCTTTGTGACAGTCAAAAATTACTTCAGTTTGCGGCAATCCACAACGGTCATACTCTAATTGCATTGGGCGTGCAGCTTTACCTGTGGCAAATTTGTTAAAGTGCTGTTTCCAGCGGGTTTCCAAGTCTAGACTTTTACCGATGTAATACTTGCCACTTGAAAAGGTTAGGCGATAGATTCCAGAAGCCATATTTTCCTTAAAAATTCAATTATACCGTTTTTGGCTGCCAACGTCAAGTCAAGGATTTGACCTGCATTAAAAAATATGGTATTGACTTTTGTTAGCATACCATGTATAATACTAGTAATCACAAGAAGGCTTCAATAAAAAAATGGCCAAAAATACCAATAAACGAATCCCTGTAAAATGGGTTCGTGATCGTGCTAAAGCAGCATACGATAAAAAATCAGAGTGTTATATTTGTGACACCACCAAAGACTTAGAGCTGCATCATCTGCACTCAGTTACAATACTCTTGGAAACGTGGGCTGAAAGAAAAGGTTACGATATTTCAACTGACGATGGCATTTTAGCTGTTCGTGATGAGTTTATTGAAGAACATAAAATTGAGTTATATGACAAGGTATACACCCTATGTAATCCGCATCATGTAGCGCTACATGCCGTTTACGGCAAAGCTCCTCAAACAGGCTCCGAACCTAAACAGCAGCGTTGGATCGAATTACAACGCCAAAAGCACGTTCATGGTGAAACATCAGTAATCCCGCAAAACCACATCTCGCTTTTCTCAAGATTTATATAGGGAAAACCAATGAGTTGGATTACAAAAGCACAAAGCTGGGTTTCAGAAAAACTGAACCCTGCGCAAAACCGAATTGCACAAGAAGCCGGAACCCAAGTTGGCACTGACGCTAAATTAACTTACTTTCAAAGTTTCAAGAAACTTGAGTCAGTTAATCGTAGTGTTAGCCTGCTAGTTAATGCTTCCGCTAGCCTAGACTACGATATCAAGGACAAAGTTCATGATGGCATCGTACAAGGCGTTAGACAAAAAACATTAAATACATTACTTAACTTCCGACCTAACCCGTATCAATCGGCACAAGAGTTCAGAAGTTCACTGTTCACAGATTATGTACTTGAAGGCAACGCTTTTGTACACTTTGACGGCGTGTTTATGTATCACCTGCCCGCTGACAAAGTTGAAATCTTAACAGACACCAAAACCTTTATCAGCGGCTTTCGCTACAACGGAATGGTAGACTTCAAAGAATCTGAAGTTTTCTACTTCCGCGATCTTAGTTCGGATTCCATTTATCGCGGCTCCAGCAGATTGGAAAGTGCAGACCGCAGCATTAAATTGCTGTATTCAATGCAGCAGTTTCAAGAGAACTTCTTTGACAACGGTGCCGTGTTTGGTCTAGTACTAACCACTGACAACACACTAAGTCAAGTTGCCAAAGAAAAAACAATTGCCTACTGGTTACAAAAGTACAATGTAAAAAATGGTGGCAAAAAGCCCGTTATCTTGGATAGTGGACTAAAGCCACACCAATTGGCCGAAACCAATTTCAAAGACATGGATTTTGATACATCAATCAAAACTCATGGCGAAAAGATCATGCAAGCTGTTGGCGTCCCGCCAATCTTGTTGCAAGGTGGTAACAATGCTAACATTGCGCCTAACCTTCGATTGTTCTATTTGGAAACGGTATTGCCAATTAACCGCAAATTTATCAGTGCCGTTGAACGCTACTTTGGGTATGATGTAGAAGCTATTACCAGCTCGGTGAGTGCACTACAGCCAGAACTAAAAGATATTGCCGCTTACCACTCAACCCTGGTAAATGCAGGCATTATTTCGGCCAACGAAGCACGTACAGAATTACGTTACGAAGCTAAAGCTGGCAACGACGATTTACGTATTCCAGCAAACATTGCTGGAAGCGCAGCAAATCCTAGCACTGGAGGACGTCCCGCCTCCGCCAAGGAATAACACAAAGGGGTATTATGGTAGATAAAAATAAAGTCCTGTTTTTGAACAGTTCTTTTACTAAGAGTGAACCTCTACCAACTGCTGACGGAAAAATTGACAGCGTAACCATCGAAGGCTACGCTTCAACCAATGACGTTGACAGACACGGCGATATTGTTCCTGCAAGCGTGTGGGAAGCTGGTATTAAAAATTACTTGAAAAATCCTGTAATTCTTGCTTACCACGATCACAGTGAGCCTGTGGGTAGAATGACGGATCACAGAGTTGATGAGAAGGGTCTTTATGTTAAAGCCCGTATTTCTGCTGCTGCTGAAGACGTTTTCAATCTTGTAAAAGACGGCGTGCTAACCGCCTTTAGCATTGGTTTCCGTATCGTTGATGCGGAATATAATTCAGCCTTAGAGCTGTTTGTTGTAAAAGAACTGGAACTACACGAAATATCAGTTGTGTCTGTGCCAGCTAATCAAAATACACTATTTAGTCTTTCTAAGGCATTTGAAACAGCCGAAGAATTTAAATCTTTCAAAATGCAGTTTGCAAGCAAAAGCGACTCAGCTAATGGGCTAGAAGCCTCCAGCGATGTAAACAGCGAAACTATTAAGGAATTGGAAATGACTCCAGAACAAGTACAAAAAATGTTGGCCGATGCTGCTACCGCTGCTGCTGAACAAGCCACAAAATCTCTGCTAGCTGCTCAAGAAAAAGCTGCTGCTGAAAAGGCTGCTAAAGCCGCTGCTGACGCAGAATTCGATGCCAAAGTTAAAGCTGCTGTTGCCTTAGCAACACCATCTACAACTGGTGCAGAAGCCCTGATGGCCGAAGTTGAGAAGCGTTTTGCTGCTCAAGCTGACGAAACAAAATCAGTTGTTGCCGGTCTAGAAAGCGCTCTAAAAGAGAAGGCTGCTGAACTAGAAGCAATCACAAAGTCACGTATGCAATTCCAAGACGGCAAGTCTGGCGAAATGTCTTATGCCGACAAAGAAAAGGCCGTTATCCTAGCCAAGATGATTGGTAAAGGTATTGAAGGTTCTAAGTTTGGCCGTGAAATGGTTGAAAAGTATGGTGCCCACCTGCCAAGCGCAACTTGGGAACTAGAAGTTAGCCTAAACATGGAAAACGAAGTACGTCGTCGTTTGGTTATTGCTCCTACCCTACGTGGTA